TAGAAATCCCTAGACATTTTAGCTATTATATTAGCTCTGACTGGTGCTTCCGTCGCTATTCTCAATGAATATAAGGTGGCCCATCTCATCCAAGAGTAAAAAGGAAGTATTCTTCTCACTGCACGTCTTTCAAAGTCTGTTAAATTCAGTCCATGGTAATACCAATTATGAACATCATCTACTAATTTTTCTGTAACCTTTCCAGATTTCCTGACCTTTTCTAGGGCTTTCATTGAATCATCAAAGCTGGTAAACATTCTTTTAATAAATCCCTTTCTTTCTTCTTTCAGGGCCCGGTTCACAAAAGCTATCCCCTTAAACATATCATCCACGTATTGATTAGCTTTAAATGAAAAGTCTCCTATTTTTTGTATTGGTTTGAATACTCCTTTATGAACCACTGCTCCCACATTTCTTAATACCTGTCCTACTATTCGAGTATCCATTAGTTTGTCATGCAGAGCTACTGTTGATTTGACGATCGGAGTATTGGCTGCATTTCCTAATCTTCCACTTGTGGTTCTTTCTATTCTATGCACTCCGCCAAATAATTCGTCAGGTATAAGTCCTGATTTACGCGCCTGGTTTTGGATATAGAATGCTTTAGGATTGAAGACATCTCCACTCACTACGCTAAAAATTGTATTTCCTACTATATTATTAAAGTTCCATCTGGGCATTAGAGCTAATACCGCAAATCTAAAGGCATCCATTGGCTTATCCCAAAATAGTTTTATATAAGGATTGGCTGATCTGACTAATTTATTTAATTCTTTGGCCATAGTTTCCGGTACTTGATAAAGTTTAGCGCCGGCTACTCCTACGAATTCTTTAGTGACATCCTCTGGGAATGCTCGTTTGACTGCATCCTCAAATGCATCCCATATATCTAATTTTTGAGCAGCTTTCTCAAATTCTTTGGTTAGATTCATGGTCCCTTTATAGAATCTAATCATTCCATCAGGAGCAAATACTACGTGTCCTTCTAATAAATCATCTCCTTTTTTATATGCCTTTACTTCAGGATGATTAGTTAGATCCTCTAACATTTTAATATTTCTTTCCCATTTCAAAGATTCAGCTGCTTGTCGTTCAAATATAGTCTTTAATTGAGTTTTAGTTACTTTGCCACTTTGTCCTATATATCCATCTACTCCATACGATTTTTTAAGGAATCCTGGCTTAAATGTCCTAATTGGTTTTGTATTTAAAAAGAAATTACTAAACTTAGTTGGCTGATCCTCAAAGAAATGCCTCATGTAAACAGGATCAGCATTAGGGAAGAACTCCTTAATTTTATTAATATAAGTATTTAATTGTTTTCCGCCTAATTCCTCGTATGGTAATCCAGTTATTTTCTTAACTGATAGTTTACCTTCCTTTTCTAAAAACTTAGCTAATGGTTGGAATCTACGCCTCTCTATTATATCTGGAGTTAATTTATCTATTCTTAATCCAAAATCCTCTGTTTCTTTTGCCAATGCTTTAACCATTCCTAGCGCCTCTTTAAATTGAGTAGAGGCATTCTTAGGCACTGTCGCAAATCCCTCTACTGCTAATGGTAACATACCAACCTCTTCTTTACTTAATGCTCCTATTTTTTTGTCTACTTCATTAATTACTCTATTTCTAACATTCAAATAAGACAATTGTTCTTTTTGTAAAAATCTCCTTGTAGTAGCAGCTAATTCCAAGTTCTTTACCATTTCCACTCCGCCTGGTAATTTTCTGATAACTCCCTTAGTTACATTTTTTATATTTTTAAATGCTAAAGGAGCTTTTGTTATCTCAGCAACCTTAGCTACTTTTCCACCTTTGGCCGCTACCTTAGCTACTCCCATAGATCCTAAAGACATAACCGACAAAATATCCAATACTACATCCAATGGATCCTCGTATAATTTAGTTGTCGGATCACGATATTCTTTATATTCGTCTATTATAGGGTCCACGTAAGTATTCTTGATTTCTTGTCTGTACTCAGGCGAAGCTATCATTTGTCTTGTAAAATTACTTGCCTTTTTAAATGTGTCAATCGGATTAATTGCACTCTTAATTCCTAATCCTAATATTGTGCCAATGCCATCTACTATTTCTCTGGTATTTCTCCTAGCATTTGATAAAAAACCTCCAAATGATTTTTCAGGTTCAGGTATTACCTTTTTAAGTATCTGGCTATTTACTTTCTGTTTTACAAAAGATTTGACATTATTTTTTATCTGATCCTTATCTAATATTCCTGACTGAATATTCTGCTCAATGACTTGCCTAATTTCTAACTTTAATGCTTCTGGATCAGGATCAAACGATTTAGCTGCTTCCTCAACCCTTTTTGGTTGGACGCCTAAATCAGACAAGGCCTTTCTAACCTCTTCATCGCTAGTAAGATCATCGTCTTGATCCATTCCTCGAGATGTTCTAAATTCGGCTATGTCCTCTGGTTTAGCTATTCCTAATGCGATCTCACTACTTTTAGGCAGGAGCAGTCTTGCTGTTCCTAACCCTACACGTTTTAGCACGTCTAGTAATGGCATTTTATAGTCCTACTTCGCCGAGGATATCACCGACTACACTATCAATAAATTGCTCCAGTGAATCCTTTGGCTCTTTAATTTGTACTTCTGATGGGTCAACTATTTCTCCAGTGGTTATATCTCTATATTCCACTGTGCCGGTATCTTTATTCTTAATCTCTATTACATTAGGAGCTCCGGTTACAGGATCGGTAATAGTATTTACAGAAATGTTTGGCCCAGCAGTTCCAGCTCTACCTATTTGTTTCTGCCATAGTATTTCGCTAGTTCTTTTATTAACTGCTGTTACCACTCCTCTCTCATCTGTGAATGTAGATATTTGTTCAGCTTCGGGCACTTCCATTCCTACTGCTTGAGCTTTAGTAGTTCCATATGGTACTCCTAATTTAGCAGCTTCGCTGACTGATAGTAATTCTCCAGTCTTAGGGAATAGTTTTGCCTCGAGTATCTTAGATTGGATTGATTCTGGTAATTCAAAAGCTTCAGGTTTTAGTTTTGAAATAGATTCTCTAAGTTGGGTTATATTTTGCAAAGATGCCTGTTCAGCAGTTAATCCTGCAATTTCCCTTTGTTGTTCTTCCGCCAGTAATGAATGAGAGGTTAATAGATTAGATAGAGTCCTAGCGATAGGGTCCCTGGCCGCGGCCACTCTTCTTTCTAGCCCGGCTTGGGTAATTCCTACATCTTTAAGTCCTGGTTCTGTTTCCAAAAAAGATTCAGGGGTTAGTTCCTCTAAAACTTTTTGTTGCTCCGCAATAGATTTCCTCAAAGATGCTAATTCAGGGGTCGGTGTTTTTGCTTTGGCTAAATCTTTCTCTAAATTAATTAATCTGTCTAATGTTCCTTGTTGCTGTTCTCTAAACTTTTTCTGATCCTCTGTTTCTTGAGGCTGAAATAACTTCATGATATCCTGAATACTTTGCGCATCTAATCCACCTCCTGCGGCCACCCCAGTTTCTACCCCTAATCCAGCTAATATGTTTTGTCCTGGGGTTCCTCCTTCTGGATTTATCTTAGTCCAGTCAATCTGATGAGGGGGTATTCCTAGATCAGCCGCTAACTGTTCATTACTAGAATATTGTTTGCCGGTCTTTATGTCTACAATAGCTCCATTTCTATTAACTAGATTACCATAATCAACTTTAGCTACTCCCGTTGGTTTAGCGACCGATGCTGGTATAGTTGGAGTTGGAGTTCCTGGAGCTGGTTGTGGTCCAACTGCAGGCGTTCCAGTCAGGCCAGCTAATTTTAATTGACTTGCTGTAGGTTCAAATCCTAAAGGAATATTAATCTCATCCCTTTTTTTAGGTAAGCCGGTTTTAGGATCTATTATTAAATCTGTAATTGGTTTGTTTGGCATATTATTGCTTAAATGTTACGTACTCTATTACGAGTATAGCTTCTCCAGTTCCTGTTTTTCCACCTGGAGAATAAAATGTTAGCGTATCTCCTGCATCTAAATCATCTTTTAATAATGTTAATTCATCAACATCCCATTGACTTTTAGATGTTCCGGACGTTCCGGTATAGAAATAATTTCTGTCTGATTCTTTCCCTACTTCTAAGGTAATTCCAGCATCAGCCGAGCTTGCTTCAAAATATAAAATAAATGCTCTAATAATCTGCGCTGCTTCTGTTTCTAAATGAAGTATCACTTGAGTTGTTGCTGCACCTGATAAGTCTACTGGTATTGCACTTTTTTTAATCTGAAGCGGCTTATCTTTTAAATTCTTAAAAGACACTTTCCTACTATCTGTGCCTGTATGTTCGTGTTGTTCTAATTTATCCATTATTTTTCTCCTGCCGATTTTAATATATTATCAATCCACTCAAGTCTTTCTTGATGATATTTAATTCTTTCTTTATGTTCTTTTCTATTCCTTTTCAAATCCTTAATACTATGGACTACTTTTTCTGTCCTCTGTACTATGACTTCTTCTTCGATAGTATCTTTATTAGTTTTTTTAAATATTTTAGCCATTTTAATAAATGTTTACTCTAATTAATTCAGGCGTATTTGTTGTTGAACCATCAGGCTCTCCTCTCACCTGAATAACTTTAGCTCTTGCTCTTATACCTCTTAGTATATCAAATTGATTAGCGCTTGTAATGGTCCCTAATGTCGACCAACTAGAGGCACCATCCAATTTATATTTAATAACGAAACTTTCACTAGAATGTAGAGTTCCATTAAACACTGCCTCAATACCATTGACTAGCTCTTTGCGATGAGATGGTACTAAATTATATATCTGTGATTCAAAATAAACTCCTGATGTTAAAATATTATCTGGGTCTATCTTATCTACACCATAGGTTGTGCTATATTTAAATGATGCCCAGAAAACATTTGTACCTGCTTGTAAAATTGCACCTACCACTGTGTCATTTTGATCTCCTGCTGACATGTTATGACTCTTAACGAGAGCTATCGGACCGTTCGGCGTAGCTTGTCCTAACATATATATTCCATAATAAGGAGCCATATCAGATGAGCTTGTCCCAGCAGAAAATCCAAATACTAGGTTCCCCATATATTCTCCTACTGCCCCCGGATAAACGACAGCAAATCTCCCTGTGTCCGCACCAAAATCAGGAATCTGGGCTATCTTAATTAAAGCTGATCCATCGTATGCGTATATATTTCCCTTAACTCCTGCAAAAACAATTAACATATTTCTCCATACTTTCATTGCATGCACTCCAGCTTCTTTAATTGTTAAAGCATGTTCGTATGTTGGATCTACTCCATCCCATCTAAAAATAGTTGCTTCCGATTGATCATAGACAGCTGTCCCTCTCCATGTACCAATAATTAATCTATCTCCATATACTTCTAAAGTCTTGACCCTATACCCATCAGGCAAGGTTAATGCTGTCGCTTTCCATGTGCCAGACGAATCTAATGTCGCAATGTATCTTCCATCTCCTATTGTTAACTTCCCTCTATATATAACCATTGGATGCCAAGCATTATCATCTGCTGTAAACGCTTGATGCGAATCAGTCCAGGCCGCACCTGTCCATTGTCCTAAATTAGCATTAGATGCCCAATAAAGATTTCCATTAAACTCTAACATTCCGTTCCCCACACCACTATTAGCATCAGTGTGAACTAAAGACCATTTGTTTGCTACTGTATTATTGTAATCATAAATTCTACCATTTCCTAATCCATACACTTTATTATCATTACTATATTTAACCATCCATTTTATTGTATCGGTTATATCATCTGTTGAGGCAGCTTCATCCATTGCATCTAATTTTTTTGATATTTGTAAAATTCCAGGATTCTTAAATATATCTATCCCTGAACACATATTAAAAGCATTCTTAACTTGTTCAGTTGGGCTAGGTATTAATCCTCTATCAAATCCTTCAATTGTAATTTTTGGTTTTAACATATTATGTTCCTATTCCTAACATCATTTTTGATCCTGAAGCTACTCCGGCAGGCTCTGTATAAGTTACACTTAAATATGGGTCTGAACCGGTATCGGCGTATTCAGAAAAACGGATTGTTGCCCGATTATGTCCTATAACAGCAATAGTAATATCCTCAACATCATGACCCTCTCTCATGCCTAACATTGTAAATCCAGTTTTAGAAATCCAACCTCTGCCAGTCGCATCCAAAGTCCAAGCAACATATTGCCCCGTTGCCATGCCATTAAGTGAAAGTTGATCGCTTCCTTCGGTCGGATTATCTATTGCTCCGCATTGATCATAATCCTCTCTGGTTAAAGCATTTGTCACTGCTTGTGAAGTTTCGCCAACTATAACAAGATATGCCTGAGCGTCATCATCGCCGTGATCTTCACTTATCACATACAGATTCATAGTAGCCGCGCTAATAATAGCATTGTCAGGCAATCCAGAAGTATCAACGGGCAAGAAACCTCGCCTGATATTAATATCGGGTGGGGACGCATTATCATACCTACTCACACCGGCTATTTCTACCGAAGTATCTGTATCATGAACATCGCTTGCTTGATTTGTTGTTGTCGCATCGTGAATTGTATCCCAAGCTGTACTACTATATCCGCTAAATATTACTCCATCGCCAGCCCCTGTATAATAGCTCGTAGTTGTATCTGTCCTAATAGGATAAATTGCTTTTTCTAAAAACTTTTTTGGAATTATTTTTATTAAAAAGAGCTTGCCATTTTCTCGGGTTAATCTAATTTTAATCTTTTGAGCATTCCCCTCACTATCCCAAACAATAAACCGTCTAAACCAACTTCTCTTTCCAAAATCATCATCAAACCAAATATCTAAAATAGTTTCTCTTTGATTTGTTTTATCCCAAACCTTTCTTCTTAATCGGTCTATTTTGCCGACTAAAAATTCCCTTTCGTTTTTAATATCTTTCCATTCTTGCTGATCGGTTTCATTGAAACCGTCTCTATTCTTTTCAGCTAATTGCGTTAATCTATCTTTGAGTGTTTTATAGCATCTTTCTTCTAATGGAATTATCTTATCTAAAGTTGCCTGATCTAATTGATAAGGAGCATATTTTAATTTCAATCCATCTGCCTTAATTTCAAACTTAAACTCTAAATCTTTGGTTAAATCGGCTGGTTTTTCATTGATAATAACTTCTTTTCTGAATGAGTTCCAACCAGCAGCTAATTCTAAATCAATTCCCTGACCAAAAACATTTTTAGCCAAGAGATGACATTTGTCAGTTTTAATATATTCTTTCTTTTCACCAACAGGTCTAAATTCTATACTATGTTGAGCACCTTCAAATCTATTATCAAACTTAATAAATTCATCACTGAAAATAGGTGCTCTTAAATGATAAGATGCCTTGTCCATTAAATAGTGATTCCCTTTTTTAACTAAATTATTATCGATTCCTCTTAACTTTTGAGTATTTAAATCTTTATAATGGATATGTCCAGCATGAGCATTCATTGTAAAAGACCCATCTTTATTATCAAAGACTTTCGTATTCAGTCTACGTTTTTCTTTAAGCTCTTCCATGTTGGTTCTGTTATTATTCGCTCCAACCAGCAACCCAACCTGAAGCCGAAACCGAGGTTGCGCTTAATACTAAATTGAGGTCTTGTCCAGCTGAGGTAGTTGCGATGACATAGGCAGGCGGATTCACACACATAACGTAACCTGCGGAAGCTGACAATCGAGTGATCCCCTGTAATTCAGTTGATCCTGATCGCCATTTAATTCCACCAGAAGCGTTTAAGGTTGCTTGAATTGCATATACCTTAATAACTTTACTAGCTGCACCATTTACTACAGCTACTCCTGATCCTGTCCCTATATCAAATGCAGAGGTAAAGAATGTTGCCATCGGCCCCGGTAGAGCGGATGTTCTTAGTAATGCTCCATCAGCGGATTTAGCTGATACATTAAGAGCCGCACCTCCATCTTGAACAGCGGATACTCTGAACAATGCTCCGTCGGCTGACTTACCAGAAACCATCAAATTAGCAGCATCGCTTTGCTTAGCTGATACTGATCCGTTATCTACTACAGCTGATACATATCCTATGTTAGCTGTCCCAGCTTTGAGGGTTGATGATACTTGTCCTATAAATGCTGTGCCTTCTAGTATTCTGGCTGATAACGATTGGTTAGCAGAAATAGGTCCTAATGATGATACTCTAAATAGAGCCCCATCATCAGACTTGGCAGAAACCATAAGGTTTGCTGCATCCCCCTGCATTGCAGAAATAGATCCATTGTCAATTATAGATGATACCCTCAATAGAGCTGCGTCTCCCTGTTTTGCGCTGACTAGGAATACTCCAGCATCTCCTTGCACCCCGGATACTCTCATTAATGCACCATCGTTAGAAAAACTGGATACCCTTACTTCTGCAGCATCTTCAGTCCCTGGCCTTACCATTAATTGAGGTGTTGCCGATAAAGCTAATGCACTAAAATCTACGCTTCTCGATGATACGAGCATAGCTGACAGAGTTTGATCAAGACCATCGACCATTACATTGTCTCCGGCTGTACCGCCTATGGAACTAACTCTAAATAAAGCGGCATCTGCTGATCTACCACTCATCATTAGACTAGATGCATCCTCTTGAACAGCAGATACGCGGTTGTTGGCAGCATCTGCATTAAAAGAAATTGTGGCATCAAGTGTTCCAGACACCATGATCCTTCTGTTAGAAGCACTAACAAGACCATACTGCCATGTGCCAGCGGCATCTTTACCCATGATCCCACGAACCATTACATGAGGTTTTACCGTCTTGTCGAGGTTCCACTCATGTATGTCGTAGAAATCATCTCTTTTTGGACTGTTTGCATCTCCGTACATATTTATTTACCATAGGCAGACTTGCCCCTAATGCTTTTGATAAATCCGTGGATCTTATCAAAAACAAGGTCACTTCTGTCTAATGGTCCAATGTTAAGTTTTGTTTTGATATCGTTCATTATTGCACGATAACTTTCTGGAGAGTCGTAGAGATTTTTTCTATCTATTTCATTGCTGACAAATTTTTCAACATACCTAACCTTACTACCTATACCTGATTCATCAAAATGAGGATTCTTTAAAAAGAAATTCCAATCTTGTAATCCAAAATATCGGATTGTATAAGGTTCGCCTTTCATTTGCTCATATTGAGTAAATGGAACTTCTGCTGATGTTTCAGCAGGAGCTACTACACCAGATCCTTTCTCTTCTGTCTTTTCCTCATCACTTCCTAATTGAGTCGCTGGTGCAGGCGGAGCTGGTACTGCATGTGGTTGTATATCCATTTTACTTAAAATAGATGACAGTTATGTCGGTATCAGCTGATCCGGCACTTACTACTAATCCGGTACTGTATTTAAGGTTATATCTGTAGAATGTTCCGGCCGCAAGTGATGCTGGCCAGCTAGCAATAGTACTTCCTGCTGATGTAGTCCCATCAAATATTCTACCGGCACTAGTTGGCGCTGCATTGAACATAATCCCATGCAATCTACCACTGCCAGTAACTACTGACTGGTTTCCACCAGAGGTGATTATATTACTCCATTCTCCACCGTCGTATTCTCTATTTACAACTTCTTGTTCTGATTTTAATGACATAATTTTAGTTAATTGTCATTACCCCAAAAGAGGTCAACAATCTCATCTCCATATTGTCTATTAGATTGGGTAAATTCACGAATAGATTTAATTCTCCATGGCTCCTCCGTTCTACGTTTGAAGTCATCGATCATTTGTTGTTTCATCTGTTCGTACTTCGCTTCGACCAATTCGGCCTGAGTATAATCCTCACGCCTGCGAAGACCCATCTTTTCTAAATATAAAACATAAAGCTCCCTCCACTTTATAGGAATTGGGGGAGCTGCTGACTGAGCCGATACATCGGTCAGTAATCTCCTGTACTGATAATTAACTGTTAATGCTGATCCAGGAACTGGATAAAATTCAACTTGTTGGTTTGCGGCCGCCTCGGCTCCATGTATAGTGAATACACTTGGTGTCCCGGTTTCAGAAGCTGAAGGCTGTAGAGCAGTAAACTCTTCCTCTGTTAAATACTTCATTTTCACGTCTCCGGCCGGATACACGATAGTTATCATTTTTTCAAAATCACTAGGTAAGTTCGTGTATTGTCTAGTGCTGGCGGATAAAGTCCGATCTGCCGAAGCATATAAAAAAGGAGCTTGCGGGAATGAAAGCTGAATATCCCTTGTACAGAGGTTAACCCAATTGGAGTAAACATCTGATTCGTCTGCCGATACTTCATTTAGACGAGTAGCTGCTTCCTCCATTATATTTCCTACTGATGATATGTACATAATAAAAAGCTATCGTTAAAATAGCCTCTCTTGGCGTACGCGCTTATCTATTTAAGCTAGTCTAATCACCTTTACCGGTTGTAATTTCTTGGTATTGTCCTTTCCCTATATCCATGTACCTTTTCTTTGATCCATAGAAGTCATGGAACTTTTTGTGTATTTCTTGATACACATTATTCCATATACCTATATTATCCCATATATTAAATTCCTTTACAACCCTTTTTTGTGCATTACTAGCTAATCGTTCTCTTTCGTCTGGATTTAATATCAGTGATTCTATTGCTTTGAACCATTCATTTTCTTCGCTGGCCAATATTCCATCTACTCCATCGTTGATTGTTCTGTATGGCTCTACTGGTGAAGCAATTGAAGCTGCTCCTGTCATTGACGATTCAATGTATCTAAGGTTTGATTTCCCTCTGTTAAAGTTATTATCTTTAAGAGGCATCAATGCTATATCTAATCCTAGTTTCCTTAATTCTTTTGGCCATTTCTTTAAATAAATCCATGGCAGTTTTTTAATTTGTTTCTTTACTTCTTTAGGAGCTCCATCAAATAAACGATAATACATTTCAGGATGATAAAATTCAACGTTCTTGTACTTCTTAAGTATATTATACACTGATTTCTGAATGATACCAAATCCTTCTGCGTGTGATCCTGAACAAATAAATCCTAATCTTAGTTTATCATTTTTCTTTATTTTCCTCAATGGTGATTTTTCCCACTTAGGAATATCTAAATTATTAGGAAGTACGTAAATCCTAGGATGATATCTGTTGTAAAATTCTTTTAAATGATCTGTTGTAACTGATATTGCATCAAATATTTTTTCCATTGCTTGTTTATTCCAAATCAAATGTTCTGATCCAGGATGATATCCTTGATACCCTGGGTTAGATGGCCTAACGTGTTGTACATTGTCGTCTGTGTCTAGTATAATCGGCATGTTGAAGAACTCTTTAGCTCCTCCCCATTTCGCGTAATACTCGGGCTTATCCATTCTTCCTACTACTATAAGATCAGCCCAGTTACATATTTCAAAAAATGCCTTTTCCGTTGGTTCAACATGATCACCTTTTCCCCATCTAAAATCGTTAATCCTCGTTTCTGCCACACCCGATTCTCTTAAAACCCAAGCTGGTAAATACTGACGGTAGTATCCTACGCCTGAATTTTCTGCTACATAAAAATAGATTTTTAGTTTTTGTTTTTTCATAAATACATTGCTAATTTATTTCTAATTTTAGCATGAACACCATACTCCGGCAATTCACTTTGTCTTGTTCTTGATTCAGGATTGAAGTGTTTTATTGCTGCGCTAACTACTTTTTTATCTGCTTCAACTAATACAGCCCAGCCATCTCTAACTATATATGGCCATTCAGTTTCATTCCTTACTACTATACAAGGTATTCTCATCCAATAAGCTTCTCTCATTACTCCACCTGAATCAGTTAATATTTTCTTAGCGTTTGATTCTAATTTAATCATCTGTTTATATCCTACAGGATCTATCATCTGCACGTGCGGTTGCAAATGTAATTTGGCTTTCCTTAGCTCTTTTTTAGTCCTCGGATGTACTGGCCATACAAATGTCTCATCTTTACATTCATTCAGTCCTTGAATAATTTGTTTTAATCTTTTATGGTCATCTGTATTAAAGTTTCTATGAATAGTTACAAGTATATATTTATGATAATTATACCTTTTAGCCGGTAAAGCTATTTGCATAGCATCAAACATCGGATCCCCCTTGATATACAAAGTGTGCCTGTCTGTATTTCCTTTTTCATTTATTAAATTCTTATGACTATCTCTTGTAAAAGCTATTCCTATCTTAGCCAGTCGATCTGTTATTATTCTTGATATTTCCTCTGGCATTTCCATGTTGAAACTTCTACATCCGGCCTCTATATGAGCTATGGGTATATTACAAAAAGCTGCAGCCAATGCCCCCATCATTGTACTTAGTGTATCCCCATATACAACTACGAGTCCGGGTTTATCTTTTTTAAATAATTCCACCATTTTATCATACATCTTTCCAGACTCATTTGATTTACATCCTAAATTCTTATACGGCTTAGGTAATTTTAATTCCTTAAAGAATATCTGACTCATCTTGTAATCATGATGTTGGCCAGTATGAATAATTCTTTGTTTTAATTTAGGGTCCACCTTTATAAACTGTGGTCTATTTCCTACTATGGTATATATTTTATTCGACATATTCTTGTTTTGTCATTTTGCCTGTCATAGGTGACCATTTCTTAAGCTCACCGATAGCTTTAATTTTATATTTCTTTTTTAGTATATCCACAATTATTCTAGTATCCTCAAATCTACGTCCATCTATTTCTCCTAATATGTTTACTGAATCTGATCTCATGAAGTATTCGTATAGTGGCTTGTCTATATACTTAAATCTCATATCATTCAGGGCTAGTTCTAATAATACTTGAAAATCATCACAGCATTGAATCCTATCATCGTATGGTACTTTCAAAATTGATTTTCTCCTATAAGCTATCTGGCCAGGAATGTATTGCTCTTTCATTAATTTGTCTTTTGAATACCTTCCTATCTTTCTTAATCTCCGCATTGCCGCATTATGCTCAGGGTCAAACGACGCTACGTACATATCATGGTAAATAATATCTGTATCTTTATCTGTATATTTATCTATCCAATACAGACGATCAGGGAATGACCTATCATCTGAATCTTGCACTACAATCCATTCTCCTTTGGCTTTCCTATTACCATAATTCCTAACTTGCCCAATGTGTCCGGTATGCGGTATCTTAAAATACTTTATTCTCGGATTTTCAAAACTCTTAATGATCCTTTCAGTTCCATCCGTAGAACCATCATCTACTATAATAAACTCGTAATCCTTAACCGATTGATCTAAAACTGAACGAATAGCATTTTGTACTATATCTCCTCTATTCCAAACTGGCATGACTATACTAAATTTTGGCTTTGTACTCATTTTTCATTATCTCCTTAATCTTTTTAATGGCTTCTACTCTTCTACCTGATGACTCATTTGTTTGCGATATGGAATTCATTGTCCTTACATACTCATATAACCCCACATCTAAATTAATATATTTCGCTCCGGAATAAACCCAATCCAAATGCATCATCCAATCAAATGCGTCTTGAGTGTCTATTCTAAATGGTTTTCTTTCCCACAATTCTTTTTTAAATAAACAGGCGCCGGGTATGTATTGTTCTTTTAATAATCTTTTCTTATCAAACTTTTCTGCCTGTACATATACTCTAGCCATGCATTCCATCTCACTCCATGCATTATGATAAAGACCATGGTATACAACGTCATACTTTAGAAATAAGTCAATACATCTTTCTATTCTATCGGGCATACTAATATCATCTGCGTCTTGAAACATAATCACATTACCTCTTGCTATCTCGTTTGCAAGATTCCTAGCCCTTATCATCCCCATGTGTGAATGCTTAAAATACCTAATTCTTTTATCGTTAAACCTTTTAACTACTTCTTCCGTATTATCCTCTGACCCATCGTCTATAATTATCAATTCTAAATTCTTATAGCTTTGTAATAAAATAGAATTAATCGCATTGGCGATGTATTGCCCATGGTTGTATGTTGGCATTACTACGCTGACAAATCGCATAAGAATATTGTTTTATCCTTTAATTTCTTTTTCTTAATAACCTTAAAGATCTTTTCGTAGTCATGACTTCTACAATAGTGTCTTGATATAAAATCCGTTGGCTCTATCAATAGTAATTTCTTACCACACTTTTTAATTCTTTTAGCCACATTAACGATATCTTCTTCTCTTACATGTTCTAAAGTCGTATAACTAAATATCAAATCATATTTCTTATCCATTTTTAATTGCTCTATTCCTTGCATAAGGAATGAAGCCTTAGGATATTTCTTTTGAGCTATATCCACTAACTTGCCTGATATGTCTGTGCCTAAATAATTTTTAAGGTCCAATCCCCATTTCTCTAGTATTGGTATCCATCGTCCATTCCCGGCTCCTATGTCTAATACACTTTTAGGCTTAACTATATTGTAAAACTTTTTGACATCATTTTCTTCCACTTCCATACTATTTGCTTGTGCATCCCAACTTTCAGCTCTATTTTCCCAATAGGATTTAGGATCATATAAAGCAATCTTTTCCATTGTCGTTTTATATTTGCCGTGATCTAATTCTTTTCTCCAATGTTTAGAAGCTTTCTTGTTTATCCCCTCTTTCTTAATTCTTTTCTGTATTATATCAAGAGAATGAATGATTGATTTAACATCTGATTTAGGCACGAAATATGTCTCTTTAACTGGTACATTCAATGTTGCGTATCTACCAGCCAATACAAATTCAAGTACACTAATTGGCAATCCATCGTGCATTGGAAATCTCATTATAGCTGAACATTCTTTTATGAATGTTTCCATATCATTTATGTATCCAACGTTCTCAATGTTTTTAATATCTTTATGCTTACCTACCGTCATTGGATTACCGAAGAACTTAAACTCTACATTCGGCATTTGCTTGGCCACTTCTTCCATAATTTGAGGATTATAGAATGCTGCATTAGTGGCCGGCTGATAACATGCCACTGTAAACTTTTTAGGCAATGGCATTGTCTTGTATAATTTTGCTGGCGGTATTGGTACTATCTTAGCTTCTATTCCTAAAATCTCTTTTAGCTCATCTCGAGTGAAGTCAGCCTCTACCAACACCTCATCAATAAAGTTTCTAATATATTGTTTCCAAATTTGTAATCCATCTAATGATATCTTTCTAAGCTGCCATATATCTGTGCCTACAAAATGAATAATCTTTTTAGCCGTGGTCTTTCCGCCATCCTTGTTATAAGCGTTATTCCAAAACATCATGTCTTGCTGTGGTGCAAATTCAGGATAAAAACCTATAACATAGATTGACTCATACTTGTGTGCCTTAAATGATGGCATTTCTTTAAAGTCAGCATTTAGTATATAAGCTAATCTTTTTGCGTGGAATGTGGCCCCCAACGAAGCAACACATAGTTTCCTATCGGGTATTCCGTGCTTTTTTTTGATTGCCTCTGTTCTTTCAATCCAGTTTTCAGCTGAGTCATAAGATAACCCACCAGGATGTGGCGCCGTAGTTTCAAAGAATATATCTTGAATGTAAATGCCTTTTTTCTTGGCGATCTGAACAACAGATAACCAAAAGTCCCAATCTTGAAGTGATTTAATGGCCGGGTCCCAAAGTCCTTCTGATTTCTGTCTTTTCAGTTTATTAACCATTAAATCAGTTACTTCCCAAAATGCTTTGGCCCTGATAGGGAATGAACCATCAATGTAATTCATTACCTGTAAAAGATAAGGATCAAAGGGATGAAATAAAAGCTCTCCGCCTTGTAGTGGTTCATGAGTCTTATTATCGACTAATCTATATCCTCCATATAAGAAATCATAATCTTTATACTCATCTAATTGCTCGACCCATATTCTAAGCATTCCCGGATAGAGAAATGAATCAGCTGGTAGAAATGAATAGATTTCTCCTTTGGCTTCTTTAGCTCCTTTATTCCTAGCAATACAGGCCCCCTGATTCTTCTTGAGATGTATCGCCCTAACTCTTTCATCTTTTTGAACGAGAGCGTTAATGACATTTTTAGAATCATCGGTTGATCCATCGTTTACTATAATCAATTCCCAATTCTTAAAATCCTGATCTATTAAAGAATCAACGTATCTTTCTATCTCATCGCCATCATTATAACATGGCGTAATAAATGACATCTTAGGTGTTGTTTTGTTGTTTTTTTTCAACATTTTTTTGATATCGTAATTTATTTTTCTCTTTACGTTTAAAACATTCGGCGCAATTATCACGATCACAGAGACATTGAGCTGGCGGACTTACGACAAATCCACCCTCTGAAACGTCTCTAACTACAATTGCCCCCTCGCCGACTGTCGAGTTCCTACCTATACGAACACCACCGACCACGATAGCGTTAGCATTAATAGTAACATTTTCGTCTACTATTACTGGCACAAATTCTCGCGGCTTTCTCCAGGCACGAGGATATTTGACATTAGTAAACGATACATTATTTCCAATAAAAACATTATTTCTTATTACGGCCCCTTTATATATATTTGCCCCATTAGCTATTTTACAATTATCTCCTATAATAACTCCATCTCCAATAAATACTCTTTCTCCTATTGAGCAATTATCCCCAATGACTGCAGTCCCCATGATATGAGAGAAATGCCAAATCTTTGAACCATCTCCAATCTTGGCCCCATCTTCTATGATTGCTGTTTCCGCAGCACTTATTTTGAGTTTCTTTTCAAACATTCTATTAATTTAATGGAATGGATTGCCTCTCTAGGCAGTATTCCTCTTCCATTTTTAAAGTCTCGATACACTTTTGTGTGCAATCCTTCAAAATGTCTAGTTAGGTCAATCCCAAATCCATTAATATTTAACTTTCTAATTTGATTATCTAGTGGAGCTTCTATTGATAAATTCCAATATATCTCGGCGTTTTTAAATTTTATACGACCATCTGATGATCTATCTGTCCCTGTGTCAAATTTAGCTTCCTTAGGTTTTCCAAAAAACCAGTATAGTAAATCAAAGTAATGCACTCCGATGTTATTTAGTAATCCTCCTGATTTAGATTCGTCTGCTTTCCAGCTTTTAAAATATGGCCGGTCTCTATGAATGCTAATTATCATTCTACCGTTATAATAGTCTTTCGGATTTAATTGCTCTTTGATTTCTTGTATCTCCGGATTATGCCTTAGTTGTAAAATGGTATAAATTGAGCCATCGTTAGGTAATTTATTAATACTCCTAGAACTAATACTCAAAGGTTTCTCGCATAAAACTTTTATTCCTTTATCTAAACAATGCTCCGCCATTTCTACATGTAAATGATTTGGCGTACATATGGCCACATTATCTAATGACATTGTTTCTATCATCTTTTTGTAGTCATCAAAAAATGTAGCGCTAAACTTTTCTTTTTTACTCCTATCTATATCGCAGACGGCAATTAGATTGTCGCCTATGTCTTTAATGGCATCTACGTGCCTCTGGCTGATAAATCCCAGCCCTATTATTCCCCATTTATTCATTTATCAATAAGTTAGAATCCCTGACTGCTTTAGCCACATAATTGACTTGTTCGTTAGTCATGTCAGGATAAAGCGGTAGAGATACTAATCTATCTCCTAAGTATTCTGTATTGGGTAATTCATTCCTCCAATACTTTCTATATCCTTTCATTAAATGTAACGGCTTAAAATGCACTGTACACTGGATTCCTTTATCAAACATGTACTGCATGAATCTATCACGCTTGTCGACCAATACGTAATAAACATGATTCCCTGTTCTGTTTAATCCTAGTAGTCTATTGTAGTATTCAAGTAACTTATTCCGCCTTTCAGTCATCCATGGCAATTTCTTTAATTGCTCGATCCCAATAGCTGCATGAATATCATCTGACTTTTCTCTAAAGCCAACAAATTGAACTTCGTATTGTTTGTATTTGCCCTGGTAACGTTCTTTAGTCCCCATGTCTAGTCCATGGTCCCTGGCTAGCTTGATCCACTCATACGCCTTTTTGTTGTTTGTGGCCACCATTCCTCCTTGAACTGTGGTCATATTCTTTGTTGCGTAAAACGAATAACAATACAAAGCTGCCGGCACTCCTTTTAAATCATCCTTTTCTATTCTATGAGCCGAATCATAAATCATTGCGTCTATTCCCGATTTATTTCCAAGCAAATGAACTGGCAATGATGGTCCATCTATATATAGACTTTCCATTAATAGAGTATTTATGTCCACGTCTTCAAATACCGGCGTGTTTCCTGAATTAATAATCACTTCTGCCGTTGCTGTAAAAGTGAGAGAGGGAACTGAAAACTCACCTTTTGCGTTTTGTGTCAACCATTCCATTGCCAGCAATAAAGCTGACGTTCCGGAGTCAACAAAAACAGAGTATTCAGCTCCCACATATTTTGAGAATTGTTCCTCAAACTCTTGGGTTTTTTTACCCATTACTACCCAGCCAGAGTCAATCACTTTTGTGATTGCTCTTTTTTCTTCCTTGCCCAATGTTGTTTTGCAAAATGGTATCATTTTTCTTTTGTTACTAATCCCCACGCCTTTTCATTGTCATCGACATCTCTCATCACGTTAGCACCCATTCCTATAATAGCATTCTCTCCAATAGTCACTCCGGCCAGTATGTTCGCACCTGCTCCAATCTTTGCTCCTTTCTTTACTAATGTCTTTTCCCAATATTTAGGTCCCTTGCAGGTTAATTTGGGATCATTAGTAAACGTTACTCTTGGTCCGATAAAACAATCATCTTCTATCGTCACTCCATCAGGTATAAATGTGAATGCTTGGATCCTGACTCTTTCGCCAATCTTGACATCTTTGTAAATACATACATGTGAATGAATAACTGAATCATTCCCGATATCTTGTGTCAATATTTTACTCAACTCCGGTTCATAAATTCTATAAGTATCAATCATTTTCCCCTCCTATATTTATTAATGTAGTATTCTATCGTTTCTAACATTACTTTTTCAAACTCCTTACCTACTGCTGCTGGTTTCCATCCTAATGCTTCGACCTTTTTTGTATCCAAAGAATAACGAGCATCATTACCAGGACGATTGGCGATAAAATTGAGCGTGCCTCCGAATTTATCAATAGCGAGCTTAGCAAGATCAATATTACGCAACTCATTATGAGGAGCGATGTTATAAAATTCCCCACTTTTACCTTCATGTAATACGAGGTCAATAGCTCGGCAGTTATCCAAAACGTAAAGCCAGTCTCGTATTTCTTCCCCCTTTCCGTGGACAGGAATCGCACGGTTCTTGGCAATACTTTCCGCAATAACGTGTACAAATTTTTCTTGCGATTGGAACTTGCCAAAATTGTTACCAGAACGAGTATACAATATATCCAAATTATGGGGAGGAAACATATACGAGTAAGTAAAGACTTCTGCTGCCGCTTTCGAGCCAGCATAACGATTTTGTGGAAGCCTAGGCGCATCCTCCTCAAATTTTCCTTTATTGATTTCCCCATATACCTCATCAGTACTTATATGTAACATCCTCATGTGATAATTCGTGGCTACCTCTGCTATAATGGCTGCTCCCATTATATTCGAACGCATGTGTCTATTTGGTTTAACAATAGCTCTACCTACGTGCGATTCTGCAGCGAAGTTGACTACTGAATTACACATATACAAAGCGTCATACATTGATTCCTCATCACAAATATCGTTTTCAAAAAAGCGAAATCGAGGATCCGTGCGGAAATCCTCGATGTTATCCCACGCAAAACCGCCCTCGCCAGCAGCGTAGGTTAATTTATCTATTAAAACAAAATCGTAGTTAGGGTATTTCTTCGCCATATAATAGACGAAGTTTGAACCGATAAAACCGGCTGCCCCAGTTATTGCTATACGCATAGGTCTTATCCTATTAATTTCTTTATTGTTGCACTAATACAGTAACCTTAGTTTCTGTATTATTTAAATGATACAGTAATCCAGCCTATTTGGCTTTTGCCTTTTTGATCTCAACCTCAGGGTTATGATCCACATAGGTTTCCCTACATTCATCGGAACAAAACTCTAAAGGTACTTTATCAATCTTAGCCCCACACCACGTGCAAGAACCATGTTTAACTGGAATGCGTTTTGTCTTTTTAACTGTTTCTTTTTTGGTTTCTTTTTTCTTAGACATAATCTTATTGGGCCGCATTATCCTGGACCTTATTAAATTCACCTTTTCGTTTTCCGAGTTGTGTTGCATTCGCAGGGCTATTTTGGTAAGCGTACCTCTCGGCCGGAGTTCTAAAAACTAACTTATTACCTGCAGAGGTAATTAGTTCTTCGTAACCCTCGCCGACTGGCTGGCTGTTACCTGCATCTGTTGCATCTGTTAGTTGTCTTTTTGACATGATAGTTTATTGGCTTATACTCGGTAATCGACCTTTATATATTATAGCATATGTTCAATTACCCAGGCAAGCCAATAAGCTTGCCACCTGTGTTGAGTAATAAACCCACAGGCAGGTTCAGATCGTTCCAATTACGACTAGGTAGCAGTTGGAATTGCCGATAGAGTCAATCCAGCAGCCTCACGAGCAGAGGTTGAACTAGTACCAGTCATAGTGTCTTCGGAACCAGTCCAAAGAACTAATCCAGCTGATACGTTCAAAACCTTAGAAGTGTAGAATGCTTTCCAACCATATGTGGTTGTCTGATTGAGAGGGTCAGACTTAGAAGCTCCGGTTACTAAGTAAGTATGGATTCCTCCATCTAACTCAGTTACTCCGTAGAATCCTCGTCCGAAAATCGGCGTACCATAGGCAAGTGCAGAAACACCAGCCGCCATTGAAATGGCGATACCTGCGCCTGAACCGGCTGAAACTGGAGTCAAGTCGGTTTCGACGAATCGAACACCTTCTACTCTTCCAATTTCACCTCGATAAAGGAATTCAGGGGTGGTGTACTGATGCCAGTTCTGCCATGTTGAGTCCGACCTCATGTCAGCAGCTACAACTGGGTTGATTATACCCACGTAGTTCTGACCATCAACAGTCGGAACTCTCCTACGCCTTAATTCAGCTGTACAAGCCCTAATGTCGGATACTGCAATGAGACATGCTGTATCAACATTAGCGACAAAAGAGTTAGTCGAAATCAAAAGTGCAGCAGAGCTTTTAGTAACATGAACCGCAGAAGTGTTAGTACCTGGATCACCATAGAAGATGATCGCTTGCATCGTAGCCTTATCAATCGTTTCAGCAGCTTGCTTAGCAAGCTCCTGGGTTGCGATTTCCAATGGATCAACGATAGCCGTGGTAGATACTAAGTCCTCAATGAGGGTGTATCCACCATAAACCTCAATCAAACCAGAAACGAGTATGGTTGATAGCTCATTGGCAGACGGCTTAATCCCAGCAGCTAACTTCTGACCAAAACCTAAACGTCTTGGCCTATTCCAGTAGACGCTGTTACCTTCGCCTCGTGGCAACGGTTTCTTAACGCCAAACTGAAAGAACTTAACTTCAGGATCAAGGGTCTCCAATAGCATCCGGTCGTAATAAGTTTTTACCAAATTGGTAAGATCGCTGATACTAGTAATAGTACCAAGTCCTATTGCAGGCATAACTTATATACTCCTTTCTCTATTTTTAAGGTGTAGCAGCGTTGATAATCTTACGAGCCTCAGCAAGTGGAATCTGTCCTGTCTTTATCCCATCTATTAACATTTTGGGAGTCATTTGCAGCTCTTTAGTGGTCCCACCGTGAATATCGGTGACATCCTCTTTTGCTGTTTTTGTATCATATGCCTCTTGCTTGCCCTCTTCGCGTGCTGCGCTAAGGTTTTGTCCAGTGTCTCTACCCTTAGCAGCGTCAAATGCAGTTCCCCAACTAATACCAGGATTTTCACGCACAATGTCAATCGCTTTTGCTGCGTGCTTCTGGTCATCAGGGTTAGCCATTAAATGCAACTGATATTCCTGCTTATCCTCGACTGCCTTTACTTTTTTGTCAATCATACGACTGACAATTTTCAAAGCATCATCGGTGGATTCAGCATTCATAGCAGATTCGACTTCGTTTCTTTCATTAGAAACTTCGCCTTCATTTCTGGCCTTTATTGCATCTGCTAAGGAGACTTCTACTCTTGTATTCTGCGATTCAAGGTTTTGATAAGATTTCGCCATATCATCAGGCGATTTAAATCCCTTTTTCGCAGCCAACTCATCAAAGGTTATCGTTTCCTCCACGGCCTTTTGAGGAGCTGTCTCCTGGATCTGATCAGGAGCTTTTTGATCGGGCATAGCTACTGGCTGCGGCTGCGCAGCACTTGGATCAGGTGCGGGCCTTGCTAATTTATCTTTAGGAGCTTCGGTGCCAGGTTCCTCTGTGCCGGTTGGCACAATAGGATTTCCTTCGGCATCCTTGACGACTTTTTCGTCTTTTACTCCAGGAACATTAACAGGTTGTCCTTCCTGATTTAGCATAATGTTATCCGTCTTTTTTTCTTCTGGCATGATTATGTAGCCAATATAGAGATTTCCTCCATGCCGCATCGGATAAATCTAAAGTATCAGAATTGAGGACTTAGCCGGATCCTCTTAATTATCCGATAAGGCATGGAAGAAACCTCACCTCTTGGCCTAATTATTAAGGTTACTTCTCAAATTTTTGAGTAGAGGTGTGGTCAATTTCACCTACTTTCACATGTCTATCATGTAGGTTCTCTTCGCCGCCGTGTTGCTCGTCGTAGGGCTCTCTAAAGTTGACTCCTGCGTCAGGACCAACTTTTTCCTCTTTCGCCCCAGTTTTCACGACGTGCGAGTTGATACGAGGCATCTCCGTATCGTGGTGAATAATATCACCGCCTCTGCCTCCATCATAAGGCAGCCCTGTTTCTGCTTGTTTTTTTTCGTCGTTTGGTTTAGACATAAATGTTATTTCCTTGGCTTTCCGCCGCCAGCGATTAGACCAAAGAAACTTTTCTGTTTCTTACTTAATGGCTTTCCGTGAGCTCTATTCTCTTTAAGCATCTGTTTGGCTTTAGCTTTCGTTATTTTTTTTCTTTTAGCCATAAGTCAGGTTGTTTCAAAGACTCATCAATGCCTTGAGCCTTTGCGAGTAACCACAATCTATCATGAACATCGACCTGTGGCACATCTGCTTGCTCTCGCAATAAATCTGCCTGTTCACGCATTCTTTTCTCGAAGTACCCAAACATAGGGTCCTCTTTCCATTTTTTAAATTGTATCTCCAAGTTTTCTTCCATGTTATTTAACCTCCTTTACTTCTACTTTCTCTTTTTTCTTTTCTTCTATTTCTCTATCCTTATCATCTCTTTCCTCGTTCTCCGGTAATTCTCCTCTCATTATCTTTCTACCCTCGATACTAAATGCAGGATCTCCTAATGCTTCATTCACTCCAGGGATGTTTTTATATACCTGAGCTGATCTCATATCGCCCAATTCACCTCTCAATGAAACGCTAACTTTTGGAGCTTCCGGAGCTGGAGGTTCTGGTGGCTGCCAGTAATCCTCAATGTTGTATTTATCATGAGTCCTTAAGTAATCCTCAATTAATCTCCCATGCTTTGCTCCAGGTATTTGTCCAATAATTTTAATAGCGGCCAATGCTTCTGCTCTCCTGGCCAGTCTGTTCCCAACTAATTCTACCTCTACATCTAAATCAAAGTTTCCTTTGATGCGGTCCTTATCAACTGTGAATGGCTGCATTGCCATTCCACCCCTTAGTATTTGCGCTGGTTGAGCTGCTGGCTGCCCTTCTATTTCTTCAGGAGCCATTTGCTCTCCCTGAACATTAGTCACATCCTCTTCTAATACTGTAATTTTAAATTCCCGGTCAATGAATGTTTGGTTGTAAGCTAATATCGCTCGATAAAATTTCTTTAATGCTTCCTTAACTTCCTCTAGTATCGAGTTCGAAATAACATCTTGGGCTTGAAGTGTTGCATTGATTCCAGTTGCTGTATCAGTTGTTAAGTCCCCAGCTACTGGAGTTTCTGCTCCAAAGCTTGGAATACCTAATGTTCTATCAATATCCCCTTGAATGATTTTCTCCTCGTTGATTGCCGCGATAACTCCTTGCATATCAGGATGTACCCACTTGATTCCATTTGGCATTGAGGAATGAATAATCCATCCTCTCTTAGCCACCAAATCGGATTCTGAAATCTGCGCTGCTTTTAATACTTCCTTAGGAGGATCAATGTTTTGCGTAACTGTATCCATTCTTTGGTTACGCGTGTCGTTTAATTCAATAATTAAAGATTCTGTTGCCTCGATGTCCCCCATTGCGTGTGGCTCATGAGGCACTACGTATGTGTAAAGTGGGATGATTGGAATCGGATCATCTAGTATTTCTGCATAAGGATTTAATCCTTTCTTTAGTATATGCTCATTATTGGCCATAATGATTCTGTATGGCTCAACATCCGATTCGTCAGTATCCTGGTATGGCCCGTAATATTCCTTTACATTGACCATTAATGTGGTCTCATCGCTTTTCCAATCTCCCTTGTTCCCGGTTCTTCCTTTCCTACCTTTATGCGCTGTGTTCTTTCCTAATGTAGCGGTATCTTTAGCTTTTAGTAAAGCTTCCTTATCAAATGATTTGTTTTTGGATAGTTCCTCATATGGAACGTCCATGTCATGGATCACCCATCTAAAAGGTTTATCTGGTGTGTGGTCCGGATTGTAAAAAATAGTTTTAGGATCGGGTAAAGAGATATCAATTCCTTTATATGGTCTTTCCGGTTCCTCTTTGCCCACATCCCATGTAACTTTTAAATATGATTGGCCGTGAATCCTGGCTGACTTAATCCACTGTTTTCTAATCTTCGGTATGTTTAAAACTCTATCCTCAAATTCAATCAACCTCTCATTCATTTCTCCTGATTCTTTATCCTCCTCTCCTTGAGGTATAATCCTAATTCTTTTAATTGCTTGAGCTAATATTCCAGTTCCTCGTTCTACTTTCTCAAATGCTTTAGGCACTCTAATATTTGAAAATCCTTTATAGTTATACTCCACCCTTTCATTCTTATACATCCTAAACCATTTGTCGTATTTACTAAAAATAACACTCTGTGCCTGTTCGGCCAGTGTGTGTCTTGCTTTGACGAGTTCAACGGCTCTTTGGTCGCCGGTGAGCCCTGAAAATGGAGTCTGTGTGCTCATGCTATTCCTCTTCTAATATTTTATCACCTATTGGGGTACTTGAGAAGTGGCTAACCACAAAATATCTCAAAGCATCCATACAGTGATCGTTAGCTTTTAGTGGCATATCCCTTTCGTTTAAATCCTCGTCTTTAGGATTCTTATGCTCGAGCCACCGATAGGATTCAAACTCCTTGATCGTATTAAGACAATTATTGAAAATAAATATATTGGGTTTTCCAGTCGTTCTTGACTTTTTTAAAAGCTGTTGCACTTTATCTATTCCTGATCTAACCCATCCCTGTTCATGCTGGGTTGTCAATATCTTAACTGCTGGCGTTATGTAAACATTTTGATTGGCAAAGTCTAGTATTTCTTGAGTACCACTAGGATCTCCATAAGATACTGTCACCGGCACTTTATTCTCGCTCTTTGCTTTTATTACATTAGCATGAAACTCCGTATCTTTACCAGCTTGATAATACTCATCGTATATATATATCTTATCATCTCTATCAATAGCAATCCATAGGTAAACTGTAGGGTTCTCTGCGCCGAAGTCTACGCCTGCATATCTATACCATCCGACTGGAATGTTAAATGGTTCAATCACATGAATGTCTCTAGTAAATTCTTTATAAATTAACCCTGTAAACTTTTCAAACCTAGCCAAGTATTCCTGTTTAAAAGCTGTTTCAGTTAATCTATCCTTTCTTCCATCAATCCAGGTGTGGTTAACAAATGGATTGTTATAGCTTGTATATCTATATGATATAAAATCTTTGTTGGGCTTGATAAGATTTCCATCATCATCCCAGGCGTCACCCTCAATCTTTCCTACGTGATCACCCATTTTCATTAATAGATGAAAATACTCATATCCTTTTGGCGTTCCGGATACGATTGCCCATGCATTATGCACAACAAGGTTAGGTTCTATTACATCCTCCCATGCATATCTCTTATTCTTCCAGGAAGCAAACTCATCCATGACAACCCCTCCCCAGTCAGATTTTCCTCTTAATGATTCTATGTTATCCGATCCGTCTACTGTTACTTTACCATATCCAGGGAATCTAATCGATAGTTCCGATTTATTCTTGTTATACTCTATATTATTATCATCGCATAAATTCAAAATCTTTTCAATATGATCCTCCCACACAATCTTTTTAGCCTGTGTTCTAGTCGGTCCGATAAAAGGATAAGTTAACCCCTGCTCATCTGTCATCGCGTTAAAGAACAACTCATTAATATCAAACGTTGTTTTTCTTCCTTTCCGTCCAACTGCTATTATCTTATAAAGAGAATCATTCCACTCCTTTATCACTTTCTGGTGCCACGGCGTTATTTGCCCCCGATACAGGTCTATTTTCACTGGCTTGATCGCTATCGCTTCCTTCGCCTCTTGTGATAATGATATGTCTTTGTGGTCCATGTTCTACTTTTAATTTCTCTTTTTCAACCCATTCTTCAATGAGCTGCATCCAAAGCTTAACTTCGGCTGCATCTCCTTTTTGGATTGCTTT